ATTATTAATCATTTTAAGAAAATTAATAAAAATACTAAAGCTGCTAATTTTAATGTTAATAAAGGTATCACTCTTAGACATATTCATTTAATGATTAAGAGTAATGGTTATAAAAATTATAAGCAATTAGTTAATGAATATAGTTACTATAATCATAAAATTATATCAATAGAATATTTAAATGAACCAATAGAAGTAGGTACATTAACTATTGATGTTGATGAAAAGTATCATAATTATCATACTTTTGCTTTGAGTTCAGGTGTTTTTACTAAAAATTCTCAATTGGGTGAAATTGAAGATCTTAAATATTTTAGTAATAAATTAATGCGTGGTTTAGGCATCCCTAGTTCATATCTTCCAACTGCTTTAGAAGATGGTACGACGTCACATAGTGATGGTCGTGTTGGTACTGCTATGATTCAAGAGTGGAGATTTAATCAATATTGTATGAGATTACAGAAGTTAATGGCCAGATCATTTGATTTAGAATTTAAATTCTTCTTAAAAGATCGTGGTGTTAATATTGATAACAGTATTTTTGAATTACGATTTAATGAACCACAAAATTTCTCAGCAATGAGGCAGAGTGATCTTGATGGCACTCGTATTAGTGTGTTTAGTAGTGTTGCTGATTTGCCATATCTATCTAAACGGTTTGCAATGAAAAGATTTATGGGTTTGACTGAAGAAGAAATTCAAGAAAATGCTGAGTTATGGGCAGAGGAAATGACTGATGACAAGTTGTCTGAAATGGAAGGTTCTGATTTAAGATCAGTTGGAGTAACTCCAGGTGGTCTTGAAGGTGATTTGGGTGATTTTGATGAGGATATGGATGTTGGTATGGAAGATATGGAAGCAGCTCTGGAACAGCCGGCTGAGGCCGGCGCAGTAATGCCGCCGGCGGCAGGCACAGAACCTCCAGTTTAATATAAATAATATATTATGTTATGTGAAGAATTATTAGAAAGTAAATGGTTTTATAAAGATACTTTTGATGATTATACTCAAGACAATGTTAAATTTCAAGTAATGTCATTAGTTCATGGTAAAAGAAGAGGTCATCCCCGAAGAGAACTTTATTATATATCTTTTCCTGAATATTTTTTTAGAATAAATTTAGGTGAAATAAAAAGAGATTTACATAATTATACAAATAAATTTACAAGACGAACGCTCAAACAAATTGTTAAAAATAATAAAAATAGAATTCAATTATTACCTGGAAATGTACATGCTGAACCAAAAAAATTATTAGTACTTAAATGGTTAAAGCCTTATAAATCACAACAAGTTTAATAGTAATTAGAGATAAATATGTTAAAGGGTATATAATGTTTCTCAGAGAATTTTGGAATTATGATGAAGATGGTGATTTTAAAAATGATCTACGATATTCTCCAGAAGATGATAAGCATTCAACTAAAAATAAATTTCAAACTCGAAAATCTCGTTTAACACTTAGACAGATTAATAAAATGCGTTTAATGATTGATGCCAGATCATTTGAGAAAGTAAAGGATTTAAAATTAATCCGAAAACAATATTCTCCAGTGGAAGATGAAGCTGGTCCAACAATATAATTAGAAATGACCGACTATAGTAACAAGTCTGATCCTTTATCACTCAGAGAAGCTGAACGTCGTCGCTTAAAAGAAAATAATATTAGAAAAATTGCTTATGTTATAGGTAATGGTACTACACGAAAAAACTTTGATTTAAATAAATTAACTAATAAAGGCACGACGTTTGGTTGTAATGCTTTATATAGAGATTATGAACCTGACTATCTTATTGGTGTTGATAATAAAATGATAACTGAAATAGTTCAGTATGCTAAAAATCATGCTACTATACAAAAAACAAAAGATTATTTAAATCAAAGTTTTTATGCTCGACATTTACCTGACGACATTGAATGGCATAATATATTACCACCATCAAGAGGATGGGCAAGTGGCCCAACTGCAATGTTATTAGCAATAGAAACGTTATTATATAATGAAATTTATTTATTAGGTATGGATTTTATAGGTATTAGAAAAAATAACTTACCTAATACTTTTAATAATATGTATGCTGGTAGTTCTTGTTATCAACCTATTAACTCTAAAGAAACATTTTATATAAATTGGGTTAGGCAAATAGACGTACTTTTAGGAGAATTTCCAGGAGTAAATATATATAGAGTGCAACCGAAAGATTACTTTATTCCAGTAGAATTTAGTGAACATTCTAATTTAAAGCACATAACATATCAAGATTTTGAAGATTTTCTTCAAAATACTACAAAATAGTCCATTTTTCACCTATTATCTTGTTTTCTTAACATAATGGTTTAAATACACTACAATGCTAAAACCTTTTATTAAGGAGATGAAATAATGAATAAAAAGTATGCAAAATTACTTGAAGCAATCGTTAACGAAGATTCTGATACAGCGGAAGAGCTGTTTCATGATATTGTTGTTGAAACTTCAAGACAGATTTATCTCGAACAAGCTGAAGAAGCTTTTGAAGAGATGGTTGATGAAGATGAAGAAATTGATGAAGATGAAGAAATTGATGAAGATGAAGAAATTGATGAAGATACAGACGAAGATTTAGATGAATCTGAAGAAGAAGTCGAAGAAGGCAATGCTTATCACGCTTTAGATGGCGGCTCTAAAGATACATATGGTGAATCTGAAGAAGTTGAAGAAGATGAAGAAGTTGATGAAGGCTTCGGAGATATGGAAGATGATTTCAGAGACGATATTGAATCAGATGAATCTGGTTTAACCATGGATGACGCTGAGGAAGATCTTGAAGGTGACATGGATGTAGACGATGAATTTGGAGACAATGAATTCGGAGACGAAGAAGAGTTAGATCATCATGATGATATGGGCGGCGACGATGCTCTCGAAGACCGTGTAGTTGATTTAGAAGCAGAACTCGATGAATTAAAAGCTGAATTTGATGCTATGATGGGTGATGAAGACTTGGATATGGACGATGAATTTAGTGATGAAGAAGAAGTAGATGATGAATTCGGTGATGAAGAAGACTTTGGTGATGAAGAAGACTTTGGTGATGAAGAAGACTTTGGTGATGAAGAAGACTTTGGTGATGAAGAAGTAGGCGATGAATCTCGTCCTCCTTTTGAGTCAAAAAATTCTAAAAAGCGTAAATTAGAGTCTAAAGCTAACCGAAAAAGATCTCAGACTGAAATTATGCGGGAATATGTTAACGTAGTAGATGCCAAACCAGGCGCTGATAAAAGTGATTCAGAAACTACTGGTGATAACACTAAGTCCGTAGTTGCCGGCCCTAATGATATGGGCGGAACGACACAAAATTTACAAGGACGCGAAGGAAGTAAAGGTCACAATGATTCCTCAGCGTATAAAATGACATCTTCTGAAGATTCTGCTGGAAACGTTAATGTTCCTGGTGGTAAAGCAGGTGTTAAACATCTTAAAAACCGTTCTGAAGGTCATGGACCAGAAAAGAAGGGTAAAGGCGAAGAAGCTGGTGTATTCAAACAATCTATGTTGAAACCTGCTCGTAAAGGTGTAAAAGGAAAGTAAATGCAGACATTAACAGAAACTTTATCTTTTGACAATGCTCGAATGGTCGTCGAAACATCAAACGAAGGTAAGGATATGTTTATGAAAGGTATATGTATTCAAGGCGGGGTAAAAAATGCGAATGATCGTAGTTATCCAGTCAATGAAATTGCAAATGCTGTTAAAAGTATTAACGAACAGATTCAAAATGGGTATTCTGTGTTAGGCGAAGTTGATCATCCAGAAGATCTTAAGATTAATGTAGACCGAGTGTCTCATATGATCTCTGAGATGTGGATGGATGGTCCTAATGGTTACGGTAAATTAAAAATTTTACCAACACCAATGGGCAACTTAGTTAAAACAATGGTTGAATCTGGAGTCAAACTCGGAGTAAGCAGTCGGGGAAGTGGAAATGTTTCAGAATCATCTGGTGATGTTAGTGATTTTGAAATCGTTACTGTTGACGTTGTAGCTCAGCCATCAGCGCCAAATGCCTATCCAATTCCTATGTATGAATCACTATTAAATCATAGAGGTGGTCACAAAGTATTGGAACGATATGCTGATATTCGAGATAGTAAAAAAGTTCAAAAATACCTGAAAAACGACATTGTTCGTTTAATTAACGACCTGAAGTTAAATTAGGAGACAAGTATGTCAAATATACTAGATAGTATAAAACCATTGATAGACAGCAACCTAATTTCGGAAGAAACTAGATCTGAAATTTCTGAAGCTTGGGAAGCCAAGTTAAAAGAAACCCGGGATGAAGTTCGCATAGAATTACGTGAAGAATTTGCAGAACGGTATGAGCATGACAAACAAGTTATGGTCGAAGCTCTAGACAAAATGGTTACAGAAAATTTATCAAGAGAAATTTCTGAATTCGTAGAAGACAAAAAGCATCTCGCAACCGAAAGAGTGGCTTATAAAAAGAATATGTCTGAACATGCTAAATTGTTTAACAAATTCTTAGTTAAGCAACTAACTAAAGAAGTTAAAGAACTTCACGGTGATCGTGGTTTAATAGCTGAAAATTTTAAGAAGATGGAAGATTTCATTATTAAGCAATTAGCAAGAGAAATCAATGAATTCAACACTGATAAATCTGACTTAGCTGAAACAAAAGTGCGTTTGGTTAAAGAAGGTAGAAAACAACTTGGACTATTAAAGAATCGCTTTATTAAGCGTTCTGCTAAATTAGTTCATGAAACTGTGACAAAAACTATTAAAAGAGAAATGGGACAACTTAAAGAAGATATCACTGCCTCACGCGAAAATCTGTTTGGCCGCCGTATTTTTGAGGCTTATGCCGCTGAATTTTCCACTTCTCATCTTAATGAAAATGCCGAAATTAATAAGTTGAATAGACTATTAAATAAAAAGGATCAAAAATTAGCTGAAGCTGCTACTACGATTATAAAATCGAAGAAGATAGTTGAAAGCAAGAACCGTCAAATTGCTTCTGTTACAAGATCAGCTGAACGTGTTAAAACAATGCATGAGTTAATGACTCCGTTGTCGAAAGAAAAACAGTCTATTATGACTGAACTTCTAGAAAATGTTCAAACCGATCGATTAAGAAAAGCGTATGACAAATACTTACCATCTGTTCTGAGTGAATCTGGTACAACTTCGCATAGAGAAAAGAGAAATCTATCCGAAAATAACACTAGACCCGTTCGCTCTGAAGCAACTGGTAATAAACAACCAAGCAAGCAAGTTACTGAAGCGACTCAACAAGATACTGATAATATCGTTGATCTCAAGAAACTTGCAGGTGTGAAATAAGGAGTAATATAACTATGTCCACCGAACTACTAGAAAGCCGTTGGGACGAAACTAAGAGCGCGTTGCTTGAAGGTCTTGAAGGCAATAAAAGAATGGTGATGGAAGTTACTCTCGAGAATACTCGTAAGTATCTTGCAGAAGCCGCAACCGCCGGAGCAACATCCGCCGGTAATATCGCTACACTAAATCGGGTTATTTTGCCCGTAATTCGCCGTGTTATGCCTACAGTTATCGCGAATGAATTAGTAGGTGTTCAACCTATGCAGGGTCCTGTGGCTCAAATTCATACACTTCGTACACGTTACGCCGACACCGTCGCCGGAGCAGGTACAGTAGCTGGTGAAGAATCACTAAGCCCATTTAAGATCGCGTCTTCTTACTCAGGTAATGAAGCTGGTAATGCTGCCTCTGGTGGTGATACTACTGCGGTTCTTGAAGGTCAAGCCGGAAATCGTATCAGCGTCCAGGTCTTGAAGCAACCCGTCGAAGCAAAAACCAGAAAGCTATCAGCTCGCTGGACCTTTGAAGCTGCTCAAGATGCAAACGCAATGCATGGCTTAGACATTGAAGCAGAAATTATGGCTGCTCTTGCTCAAGAAATTACTGTTGATATTGATCAAGAAATTTTAACTTCTCTTCGCGCACTACCAGGCGCAGCGGTTAGCACTTTTGACCAAGCGGCCGTTTCCGGTACTGCTACATTCGTTGGTGATGAACATGCTGCATTAGCAGTATTAATTAACCGCGAAAGCAATAAGATTGCACAACGTACACGACGTGGCGCTGGTAACTGGGTGGTTGTAAGTCCAATTATCCTAACAGTACTACAATCTGCTACCACTTCAGCATTTGCGCGTACAACTGAAGGTACTTTTGAAGCACCAACAAACAACAAGTTTGTAGGTACATTGAACAGCACCATGAAAGTTTATGTAGATACTTACGCTGATGATAGCACAGATATTATGATTGGTTATAAGGGTTCAAGCGAGGCTGACGCGGCCGCTTTCTATTGCCCATATATTCCTCTTATGAGCTCTGGTACAGTGCTTGATCCTACTACATTCGAGCCAGTCATTAGCTTTATGACTCGTTACGGCTACGTCACGCTTACAAATACTGCAAGTTCCTTAGGAAATTCTGCAGATTATCTTGGCTTGATCGCGGTAACAAACGCAAACCTTTCCTTCACGTAAGAAAAGGTAAGTATATCAAAGGACTAAGAGGGAAGAAATTCCCTCTTTTTTCTTGACTTTCCCTCAAAATATGCTATAATAATTAAAGTAATCAGCATAGTCGGCATAGTCAGCATAAATATTATTATGAAACATTTTCTAATGGAAGTCAGTTTTATTCAAATATGAGGTATCCAAATAAAAGAATTAGCTATAATATTGAGGAAGTATGTTCTGAAAAGAGAAAAGAGGAAGTGATATATTCATTTTCAGTATTATCTGAGAGAACAATACTTGAATTTTATCCTGCAAATGATGCTGAAATTATGATTTTGTGCTCCGAAATATCTAGAGATGAAATTGATGAAAGGCATTTTGTTGCAGGTGAAGGGGGCCCTACAAAGATCATCAATACAAGTGATTTTTATTTAATTACTGAGGGTAAAATTTCTTTATTTAGGGAAGAAAGATGTGAAAAACCCAGAATAGCTTTGCATGAGATTTTACATGCTCTTGGATTTGATCATAACAATAATCCTTCGAGTATATTATATCCAATAGCCGGGTGCAACCAGCAGATAGACAATTATATAATAGAGGAAATAAATGATATATATAGTGTAGAATCTTTATCTGATTTAGCTATAGAAAAAGTAAATTCAACAAAATTTGGCAAATATCTTGCTTTTACAATTGAGATATCTAATAGAGGCCTAATTGATTCTAATGATGCTGTTTTGACAATTTTTGCTGACAATACTTTAATTAAGGAATTCGAACTTGGAGATATCGAAGTTGGGACTAAGAAAGAGCTTGAAGTTC